CAGGCTTTAGAAGATAGGCAAAACATGGTAGTAGGTGGACAAGTTACTATGCCTACTACATTTAGGCACCCTAAAACTGGTGCAATTATACCATTAAACATACCTACTGCTAGTGTTCCTAATATGGGTCAAAGTAATGTAACTACAGGAGCTACAGGAGCTACAAGTAATCTTTTAAGCCCTTCTTCAGCTACAGGAGTTGGTTCTACAGGACTAGGTTCTACAGGAGCTACAGGTGCTACACCTACATATAATCTTGGAGGTCTAGGTTTTGGTCTTGGTAATATTGATTTAAGTCAAATACCTGGTCTTGATTTAAGTCAGCTTACAGGCACAGGACTTGGTGCTGGAGCAGGTACAGGTGCTGGAGCAGGTACAGGTGCTGGAGCAGGTACAGGTGCTGGAGCAGGTACAGGTGC